AGGTAGTTTTCTTGATACAAAAACCAGGTCTTCTGATAGTTTACTCATTTGAGCTCTCAATTTTTCTGCCTGTCTTTCTGTTAAATTATCTTGTAAATCTTGTCCCCAATTACCAGTATAATATGTTATACCTGGCGAATGTTCTTCATTATCTTTTAAATATTTTTTAAGATATTTTGGTGTATCTAGTAATTGTTTTTTTAAATGTAAATCAATTTCTTTGCTCATTTTACCTCCTTTATTTCTGTGATTACACTTTTTGGTATTATTGTAGAATTACCACATTCGTAAATACTACCATCATCTTTAAAATTAAAATCACTAACTAGTCTAACAAGTTCATCTTTATCATCACTTACTAAAAAACCTGTGCTTAGACTTCTAGCTAAATTTTCAGCCTTAACTTCATCAAGTGTTCGCCACGAAGCGTCTGATGAAATATCCTGCCAATATACATGGACAAACTTGTATGGTATTTTTTTAATTTGCCTCATTTATCAACCTCTTTACTTTCTCTAAATTTTTATACTTTAATACACTATCACTCATACTATTGATTGATTGTTTTATTAAATCCTTGTATTCATTTTTTAAATGAAAGATAAAAGGTAACCTTCTCACCGTTACATCTATGAAAAAAGCTGCCGTATCTTCATTTACTGTTAGTGTTCTTTCGTGTTCAACTCTAAAATATAAATCATCTAATGATTTAAAATCAGGTTTAGGCCAATTTGGGTGATTACTAAGATGTCCAGATGGCGATATCCCCCAGGTGTATCTATGAAATGATTTACCACTTGTCATAGCACGCCAGATACCTTCACTTGCTTTTCTTAACATATCACTATCTGCTACAGGTTCGTGAACTTCTGATAGTGTCATACCTGCAACTTTACTAGGATTCCAACCACTTGCCATTGCAACAAAACACGCCTCAACTTTACCTTTATGCATAATAATAACATCATCTGGTATTTCAAGACCAAATTCTTCTATATCTACAAAAGGTAACTCCCACATTTGCATAGCTTCAGATGTTTTTTCAACTAAACATTCTTTCTTTGCAATGTCGGATTCAAAATAGATTTCTGCACCTAGATGATTGTACTCGTATTCTCTTTCGTTAAAGTAATCATCTGTATATGGTTTTAAAACCACATTATCAACAGGTGCAAATCTAGGATTTGTCGTGTATGGTGTTTGTACTATTTCTTTTATATTCATAATATTGTCGTCCATTATAGGACAAATTCACATCAATGTCAAGCACTTTTTTACTTATTTTCAATCTGCATGAAGTTATCATCCCAACCAAATGCTTCCTTTACAACGGACTCCGATAAACCTTTAAACATATTATTTAATTTTTTATCTTTTACACCGATTAAAACTTCTGCTTCATCTTTATGTAAACCTTCTAAGACTTGTATAAACAAAGTTTCTTTTCTTACTCTATTTAACTTATCATCACCACCTCTAATAAAATGCCATAGTTTACTTGATTCACTTTCTAAGTAAGTATGTTGTGTACCTGCTGGCGCCTCGTTTGCCATAAATGGTGGTGTACCTGGCGGTAACTCCCATACAATTCTAGGGTCAAAAGCACCTTTAAGTATTCTTCGTAAACCTGGTGTATCATAAGATTTTAATACTTCAATCTTTTTAGCTTTTACTTTTGCATTGTGGACTTTTTTAAAGACCTCACTAAAAAGTGGTTTACTTGATGTGGATGTGGTCATACTAGCTTCCATCTGTTTAGGTGGAATTAGATTTGGATTTTGTGTAACCATAATTTACTCCATTATTAAAAATCATTTATATTTGTCATTAACGATTTCAGTTTATTATCCATAAAATACTGTAATAGATTAGACCTATTAGGTATCTCATAGCTTCTGTACATATTTATAATATTTTCCTGTATGTCTACTGGAATTTCTTCTAAATCTATCAACTTCTTATTTCGTTGATAATTCAATCTTGTTATACTACCTAAAGGTATATTGTCTAATTTAGACCATTCTTCTAGTCTTTTCTTATTGATAGGTTGTTGTTTTTCTCCTGTTACAAATACATTGTCATCACTAAGTATATTTGGTATACCGTCTGACCTATCACCTTTTATAATTTGTTCGTGCAAAAATACGATAGGGTCAATGTCTGTGCCCACGAACTTTTTTTGGATGGGACTGTACTGTTTGACCACTTCGTACTTTTGCAACTGAATAAAATCTTTATCACCCGAAATTATCATACATGGTTCACCTAGATTGTGTGCCTCTCTGGCCATGATGGCGATTATATCATCCGCCTCAGCATGGTCAATAGATAAAACCATGTATGGTAAATTCTTTGCTATTTCTTGTTTTACTTCTGTAATAACATCAAACAAATCATCCCATTTATCAGATACTTCCTGAGTTTCTAGTCTAACTTGTTTTCTTTGATACTTATAATTAGGGAACAATTCTCTACGCCAAGGATTTGCTGAATCGGCACATAGTATTTGTTGACCATATTCTTTTTTAAATTTTAAATTATAACCTCTAATAGAGTTTAAGACCATGTGTCTAAAAATATCAATATTAGGTTCTGACTTACCTCTTGTCTGAGCCATAAAATTAGATATCAATACTTGGTTTAAATCAACTAAAATCATTATACATCAAAAGGTTTATTCTTTTTTTCTTCTTTTATCATCTTACAAGCTTTATCATATTCTTTTTGATAAAACTGCATAGTCCAACCATCATTATGATGATTATCTTTTTCATTAGCACAAATTTGTTTCCACTCTTCCCAAGTAGGTTCATCTACTGAGGTATCGTATTCATCAAGTATTTTTGCCATCATCATCTCCTGGAAATAAATCTAATTCAAATTGTTCTAATTCATAATTTAATCTTGTAATTTCTGCTTTTGTTTTTTCTAAATCTACATTTTCTAATACTTTACTATAATTTAATACAGGTATGGGTTGACCTTGTTCATCAAACTTTATTTTAATCATTTTATCAATTAACGCTTGACCAATATGTTCTACATCAAAATCTCTATATAACAATACTCTAATCATTTCTGACACCATAGCTAGGTCACCAAAGAACTGAGGTTTTTCTATCTTAACTCCTATGTCAACAAAGTTTTTAATTAAAGTTATTGATAAATCATCAACACAACTTTCCACAAATTCCATGGTATCTACCAGGTTTTTTTCTGTTGAATTATAATCAAGACCAGGGTCTGGTTCAAAAACTATTTCAGTTTCTTTATCTTTCGGACCAGGAAACTGTATGACATTATCTTTCTTGTCTTCGCTCAATTTTCTCTCCTTTAAAGTTTACTAAACCTTTATCATCAAAGTATTCTATCAATTGATGATATCCGCCTACTAAATCGCCATCAATTTTTATTTGTGGCATGGTTCTAACTTGTTTACCAATTTCATCAATAAAATCCTGTACATTGGAAAAGTCCTCTAGTTTGACTTCATCAAATTCTAAATTTAAACTGTCCAATAGGGACTTTGCCTTTGTACAATACTGACAATTATTTTTACTGAATACTATTATCTTCATCTTCGTTCATCATCAATTCTTCCCAACTTGATGTAGCTGGAGAACCTGTCTTCTTACTAACATATGCATTTACAGCTTCTTCTACTGTATAGTTATACATTTTGTTTAACTCACCCATAGGTAATCTTAAACCAACATATGCACGATAATAACCATGTGAAGTTTGGGTAACATCTTGTGCAAATATTTCATAACCACGAACAGGAGTTTCTTTAATACTGTTAACTAAAACACTTTCAACTTCTGCTACTACTGACTTATTATTAGTTTCGCCAACTTCTGTTATGAATTGTTTAGATGATTTATTCATTTCACCTTTGATGATATCCGCCAATTCAGACTTTGCTATCATTTTTGCTTTTTCAATAGCAAGGTTTAAATCTGGTGAAACAGATGTTCCTGCACCAAAGATACATAAATCTTTTTCACCATCGCCACATTCTTTTATGGAACTATAATCTGCCATAAACCATTTAGGCACACTATTGACCATATCAGTCTGCTCTTTTGTAATTTCATACATTGCACTATTGTATGAGCAACCGCTCATAACTACAAATGCAACTGCCATTATATATTTTAACATTTATACACCTCGTATTATATCTATAAGTTTATTTAAACTAGAAACCAAATGGTCAACTACTTGATGTTCTTCCATAAAAGAACTAAATCTAGCGGACATTGTAGGTTCTGTAAAAATAAACACTAAAAGAACTATGATTATAAAATTTCTAATCATTTTACCTCCCATTTGCCTTGCTTATCTAAACATACCTCACCGTATGATTTGAAAGCGTGTTCAGGCCTACTGTATTTTCTACAATATTCTGGAACATTTACATCACGATAATAAAATTGTGCAAATAACTCCCAATAACCTGGAGTATCAATGCCTCTCCTACCATCAGCACATTCCAAAATTTCTTCTTTGACAATTGTATCGCCTTTTTGTTTTATTATTATTTTTGTAAAGCAATACTGACCATTTACATCTTCTGGTTCTATTGTCTTAATCTTACTGTAAAGGATATCATCACCTGCATTTGCTACTTTTATTGTATAACCTAATAATACAACTGCAATCATAAATGCTATCCACAATTCTATAACTCTCATGGTTTCTCCACCCATTGTCCATCTGGTAATTGACACGCTGTGCCAAATACTGTATTTCTATCTACACTT